GTATAAAATATTTTTTTTATAAGAAAAAAAAAGAAGGGAGAAGCAATGTATTGGAAAAAAAGTAAATTAACTTTACCACATAGAAGAATAGATATGTTGCAGGATGAAATAGAAAAAATAAATCCCGGTAATTATCAAAAACAAATAAATGAAAAATATATGATAAAAGAGATAAAAAATGAGAAATGATTCGAAATTTATAGTGAAAGGTAAGAAAACTTATACAGGTGGTGGTCAATCTTCAGGATTGGCATCAAGAGCTACTCCTGCAAAAGGAAATGTATCTGCTCGCAGAGAGCAATCTGCTTTTGAAGCTAGTAGAGGAATACCTGAAAAAGGAAATGTAACTTTTAACGATAGTAGATATAAATAATTAGATCGGGCATACACACGGTATTTTTGTTTTTTTATGTCACTCCTATTTATTCAACCAAATGTGTGTCCGATTATTTTAAAGATGAATAATGAAATCCGAATTTGGCGATAGAGATACAATTGGAACTCAGATCTTAAAGACTGAGGAAGAACACCAAAAAATGACTCCTATTTCTGCCGGTGAATTATCAGAAGAAATGGGAAAAGGTATTATGTCTAGGATTCTAGATATAGTCGAAGCATTTCAAAATACTTATCCTAAATTATATATTGAAACAGTTATTCAAAGAGATCCCTTATTTCCTAATAGAAAGTTTAATTTAGATAGAAAAGTCTCAAGAACTCTTCCTCTAATGCAACCAAATCAAGATGTTTGGTTTATCGATTATATAAAAGAAAAATTCGAGCATCTTTGGGGTCTTCCGTCTCGCTCTGAATTTGATTTGGTTTTAGCTAATGATAGTCCTGATAATGATAAAAACAAATTTTGGATTAAGGAATATCTTAAATTAGAGAAAAAAGCTAATTCTTAGGTGGGTCAGGCCATTCTTCAACTTTTAAACAGCAAAAACAAGTTTCTTGTCCTCGCCATTTTATTAAAGGATTTTTATTTACAATACTTAAAATAGCACTATGACCATTTTTACATTCATATTTTCTAGTTTTACAATTATCATTTTTATCTTCAGGATATCCTACTAATGTAACATGTTCTCCTGACAAAGGATCATATATATTTAATAGTTCACCGCATGTTTTACAATATTTGTTTTTTTCTAAATGATTAGGAATTAAAGGAAGTTCTATAAAATATTTAATTTTTTTGCTTTTATCATCTAATTTATCTGTAGCCCAACATTCTTTTCCCCATATATTGCACCTTCCATAACAGATATTATTTAAATCATCTACAAAAAGCATATCTCTAGAAGTAATAGGTCTTTCATCTTTAATACTAATCCATTTCATATAATCAATATATCAGTTTTAAAATAAATTTCCCAAATTAAAATTTATTATTTATAAGAAAGTTAGGATAACCCGTGATATCAGTCACGTAAAATTTAACACGATATAGGTACGTAAACCTAAAGGAAACACAATGGAAGAAACTGAAAAAGAAAACGTAAACACTCAGGAAAACGTAGAACCTGAAAATACACAGCCTTCTGAGACTCAACCTGAAAATGTTGATAATACAGAAAATCCACCTAGGGGATCAAAAGAATATAATTGGCGTCAAATGGAAGAGAAAAATAAACAACTGCAACACAAAGTTTGGGAGTTAGAGCAAAAAGATAAAAGCCAAACTGCTACTCAACAGGAAAAAGAGAAACTCTCGGAAGAAGAGGATGATATTCCTACAAAAAAAGAAGCGAGAGCTATTTTCCAAGAAGAAATACAAAAAGCAGAAAGAGCGAAGCAGCCGTTAGCTGCAAAGCAAAATCACTCAGACTTTACACAAGTTGTTTCAAATGAAAATATAGAAAAATTAAAACAAGAAGACCCGGAAATCGAAAGCTTGATAATGCTATCTCAAAATCCTTATGAAAGACTCTATAAAGAGATCAAAAAAGCTGAGTTTTATAAATCTCAGAACTTAACAAAAGAAAGTGAAGAAAGAATAGCAGAGAATTCAAAGAAACCTATTAGTTCAAATTCAATCGGTAAGCAACGTCCGTTATCGTATGCAAATGATTATGCTAAGGGAGATCCTAATCTTTGGAAAGAAATGTCGAAATTTCGAGGAGGGTCACTTTAACAAAAGGTGACTAAATGTCAACAACAACATTAACTTTACCGGCGCCTGTCCAACAGAAGTATAATGCTAAGCTATTGAGTACTCCTCAAGCGAGATCGATACATAGTCTTTACGCTATGCCTTATACCATGGACGAAAGAAGCGGCGATATTATGCGTATGAGAAGATCTATCAGAATAGATACTGCGCCCGTTCCTTTAGGACCGGCGATGAATAATCCGCCTGTACAGACTTTAACGGCTGTTGATCTTGATAGCAAGATTGACTGGTACGCTAGACATACTTGGCGTAGTAAAACTTTCTCTGATGGACTTGGAACTTTAAGTTATGCGGAAGTCGCATAATATGATGACAAGGCGGAATGGCTTAAATATGGCCACGAGAGTTAAGAATATGAAGTTCTTGAATGAGAGAGTATCTAAGATCAGCAATTTTCTTAGGAAGATTCCTGTATCTTTTAGAAAACGTTTCTCTAAGTTTAAGAGCGACTTCAGCTTGTTTCTTTTTAATGATCAAATATGGAAGAATTTGTTCCAAAAATTCTTTTGTTTTGGGACGCTCAATACACCAAATATAAGAAGTTTTCCAATGAGGTTTTCTACTTGGGGAACGATTGACATAAATCAATCCTCCAAAATTAGATTTAATCCATTCAGTTACTTCTTTATTAGTAGAAGTAGTATAAATTTTAAGATTATATACACCTCTCTTTTTTTGTTCTTTTGCGCACCAACCAGTTATGGAACCTTCTCCATCCAAGAAACCAGCAAGATATATAAATTTTTCTCTTTTGTTCATAAAAAACCTTCGTTGAATATCAATTATATTCAAAAAGGAACCTTTAAGTCAATCGTGAACGCAGCAAGCGAGAAAGCTCAAGAAATTGAGAAGCGGTGCTCTGAACTCATAGGAAACTATGAGAGGACGGCTGAGAAGATCGTCCCGCTTAATTATACTAACTTTAGCAATTGTGTAATTAAGTCAAATAAAAGTAACAGAATGACGTATGTATTAATTACGAAAGAAGTAACTTTAATAAATCAAGACCCTAAACGACGAAATGGGGTCTCTAAATCTTTTCTAATGGACTTGAAACTCTTAACAGATAGTGCTGAAGACAACAAGGCGCAAGCAATGGAATTAGCAGCGTGAACGTAGTAAACGAAAAGACTCGAAAGAGATGCGGTACTCTGAACTATATAGAAATATATAGAATGATGTTGAGATACATCATCGCCATATTATTTGTATGGTCAATAGGCATATTTGCTGAAAGTAACAGTTTGGTTTTAAATGAAGCGGTAGCTCGTCTAGGTCAATCAATGAGAGAGACTGAAGATGAACTAATTCGCGATATGTTAGCAGGAACAGCGGGAATAATAAATTGTACTAATGGAGTCAACGGCGATAATCCGACAGAAATCACAAGAGCAGATACTGATAATGTAGTGGCAACACTTCAGAACAATAATTGTGATTTTATGACCAATATGATCGGTGGCGAAGACAAATTCGGTACAGGACCGGTAAGAGATGCTTATTTTGGTCTTGCACATACTAATATGATTGGACAACTTGAGAATGTTAATGGTTTCATTAATAAAGCTCAATATCCTAATCAAAAAGGGGTTTTATCTTCTGAGTGGGGAAATATTAGTAATGTAAGATTTAATCTAAGTAGCAGAGGTTCAATAACAACTAACGCATCACTTCTTGGCAACGATATATATAATATATTTATCGGTGGTCAGGAATCATATGCGAAAATTGAGCAGAATGGAGTGAGTGCTAAATTTATTTATCACCCTCCCGGTCATGGTGAAGATCCGGCGGAATTACGTCAGACCTGCGCTTGGCGTATGGCTCAAGTACCAAGGATAGAAAAAGTTGTCCTTGTAAAATCTTCTTTAATTGACTTGGAAGCCTACGTTATGGAGGAAGCTGCATAATATGGTGACAGGGCGGAAGGCTATAAAAAAAATGTTAAATACCACGCTTATTAATAAGCTTAAGTTTATGAAAGATTTTTTCACGAATAATTGCAATTTCTGGAGGAACTCCTCTAGTCCCATAATGTTTCTTAAATGTCTTTCTGAATTCCAATATAAGTTGGGCGTGTTCTTTTTTAATGATAAGATAAGGAAGTATTTTAGGAAGAAGGTTATCCATAATTTTTCTATTGGTATACCACTGATATTGATATTTCCAGTTTTTATTATGTTTACTGCGGTCTTTTCCATACAAATGTCCACCAAATCTGGAATGAATCCATTTCATAACAGGAGCATTTGTATTACAGACTTGAAGGCGAGGATACCAGCTGAGGTAGGAATTTCTGATCTGTCTTTGAAGATAGATAGTTCCTTCTCCATCAATAATCCCAGCCATGTAAGCAAGTTCTTCTATTTTCCACATATTTCTATATTAACGGATAATAGAATTTATAGCTACCGTGATCGACTGAAAAAGAAGACCCAATTTGGGATGCGACAGTCAGCACTCTGCTGTAAAGGTGGAGAGAGGAATCCGAAGAGTTTCCTCCGCCTTAGAAATAAGGTCATAAAAGTAACAGAACGAACAAACGA